TTTGTACGCGAGAAGCGACGGTAACCCCAGCTCAACCATCGGGAATATCGCCGCACAAGCTATCACGACCGGAATCCAAGTGGCGAAATCGGTCGGGGATGTCAACGTCTCCTATCAGCCTATCCAGGGCATTGAGGAATGGGGAGCTTGGAACCTTACAGTTTATGGACAGCAGTTGGCGACCATGGCGAAGGTTATCGGAGCCGGATCCATGCTGTTGTGGTGAACGATGGGAATGAACATCTCAATCTCGAAACAGGGCCCCGGCGCCGCCAAGGTACGCGCCGACTTGGACCGTGTGCTCAAAATGGAAGTGCTCGTGGGGATCCCCCCGGCCACGACGATTCGGCGCGGCGACAAGATCAATAATGCTAGCCTGTGCTACATCTTGACACATGGCAGCGCCATCCGGCACATTCCGGCAACTCCGATCATTGAGCCGGCGATCGAGGCCGCTGGAAACAGAGAAGCGATTGCTGCCGAACTCAAGAAAGCGGCAAGCGCCATACTCGACGGGAATCCGACCCAAGCCAAGATTTCACTGCGGCGCGCGGGCCAAGTGGGAGCCAATGCGGCCTTCGCCTGGTTCAAAGACCCGCGGAATAACTGGCCACCGAACGCACCTTCCACGATTCGATGGAAGGGTTCCGATAGTCGGAACATCGACACTGCGGCCTTGCGGAAGAGTTTGACGTACGTTGTGAGAGGTACACCATGAAAAGAATCGGAATGAGATTTTTTGATGCCACGGGCAATCGGATGGACCCGACTCCCTGGACCCGCCGAGTGAAAGTGCTGTGGGAAATCCCCCGCAGTACGCTCATCACTTTGGTGATTTGTGTCTTTTTGCTCTGCACGGCAGCGGTTACGCAGATCAATCTCACCACGCAAGTGCAGGGGGTTCTCCCTGTTGCGAATGGGGGATCGGGCGCCGCGACATTTGCAGCGCATACTTGGCTCGGAAACAACACGGCGAGCACAGTCGCTCCAAGCGCATCTGCTTTGGGGGCATCGGATTTTACTCCGGCACAATATGCGGCTGGCGGTGGAACCGCGCAAGCGCAGACGGTAACACTATCGCCAGCCGCGACGGCACTCACCGCTGGATTGAATGTGATGTGGAAACCTACGGCTGCAAACACCGCAGGCGGCCCAACCCTGGCTGTCAACGGTCTTACGGCCACCGCGATTACAAAGTGCGGGGCTACCGCTCTAATAGTTGGGGATTTGAGCACGACCGCGGTCGCGGAAGTCGTTTACGATGGGACGCAATTCCAACTTATCAATCCACAAGTGACGCCATGTGGCACGCTTCTGACTGGAACGTTCGCGGACAATGAAACACCAACGGGAACTTGCCCGACGACGAGCTTGTCGCTCGCTCACACCCCAAGTCCCGCAGCCAGTTTGTCGCTCTATTACAACGGCCAACTTCTTGTCTCGGGGGGAGCGGATTACAGCCTGGCGACTGCCACCATAACGTTGACGAATAGCTGTCCCTCGGGGACAGTCTTTCGTGCGAACTACAGATATTGAGCGATGAGGGCATTGATGTGCAAAGGCCGAAAACAGGGTTGCTTTTATGGATAGCGTTCACATCCATGTTGCTGTGCCTCGGAGCGAGCACGCTCATCAACCTGACGACGCAGGTGCAGGGAATTTTGCCGGTTGCGAACGGAGGAACGGGGAATTCCACTGGACAACCCACAGCGAGCTATCTCACGAATCAGATTACGTCCGCGGTGACTTTGGGAACGAGCAGCTACACGCCATCCTCCGGAACATTTCCGGCCGTGACGACTACAACGGCGGGAACCTGGTGGGTCGAAGCCTCCGTGGATTTGCAAACGACCAGCGTGACAGCAGCAACCAACTTCACTTGCGAAATTTACGATGGAACAACTGTGCTGGCCTCCGGCTATATCTTGGGTCCGGTTGTTTCTTCGGCAGCAGTGAAGAACTGGCAGATGTCTTTGGTTGGCACGAAAGTGGAATCCGGTACGGTCACGTTTACGGCCCGCTGTACCTCAACGACCGCCTCGCAGCTTATGGAGCCGGCGGCGGGAAACAACAGTGGCGGGAACAACGCATCCACGATTTCTGCTTTGAGGATCCAATGAGCTGGCAAACTGAGTGGTTCACAGCGACCTTAAATCAGTTGACTTACGTGCTGCCCGGTCCTGCCGCGGACGTGGGCGATGTGTACGTGAACGGCTTAATCGAAAGCCCGGATGCTTATATCATCACAGGGAATCAAATCACGTTCACGATCGGAACTTTAATCGATGCGGGTGTCTTACTAGCCATTCGCTGGCTTCCCGCGCCTACCCCTCTTCCAGCGGGCGGACCCCCGCCCATCCCACCAGCACCACCGTATTCAAGTCCGGGCGGAGCTGCTAGCCTTGTGAATGTCGAAGAAGTGATGAATGACCCGGACCTGGCGCAGCCCTTCACAATTCTGCGTTCGACACAGGGAGCTTTCTTGAATGGCGTGTGGCAGAACACCCCTGATGAGATTCAGTCCTATGGCCCCATCCGTCCGGCGTCCTCGCGTGAAATCAGCATGCTTCCCGAAGGCGATCGCGTCGGGGAGATCAAGGCGTTCTGGAGTTCACAGCCGATTTATGGCACAAGAGCCACACAAGCCAAAGGGGAATCGAGCGACATCTTGAAGTGGAACAACTTGTACTATCGTGTGCTGCAAGTCGTGCAATCACAAGATTACGGGTTTTGGAAGGGTTTGGCAGTGAGGATGAAAGCGAACTGAGATGGGGCAGAATTTCACTTATCCGGATGGCAGCACGCTCACGAGCTCGGCGCTAACTTTGCAGCAAATTAGCGCCATGCTCCAGCCGATCGTGTGTGGAATGCTTGGCGTCACGGACCCTTCCTCAACCTCCATGGTTCGCATTTCGTATCCGACCCAAGGGGCTCCCTTCCAGGACGTTGCCGATGATGTCGTGTACATCAACTGCAAGCCGAAGGATGACCCGTATGACAGGATTCGGGACCGTGCCTCGTTTAGCGATCCAGACAATCCTATTCTGAATGAGGAACGGTGGAACTACACGCGCGCCTGGGCGGTGCATTTGTGCTTCTATGGTCCCAGTTCCCTCGATCGCGCGCGGGCAGTGCGCAGCGCATTCTATCAGGATTATTTCACCGAGGAGCTCGCCCAACTGGATCTGTTCCCCATTCCTGATGCACCGCCGCCTGTGCGCGTGCCGGAAGAGTTGAACGGGCAGTGGTTCGAACGTTGTGATTTTGAAGCTGACCTTTATGAATTTGTGACCGAAACCATCACCCGTCAGACCGTCAAGAGCGTGGAAGTGATTGTCGAAGAACCAGCCGGGGAAGTCGCTGATTTTACAGTGGTAGGAAGTTAGCACATAGGAGGCAGTATGAGCGTAGGGTCATTGCCGGTATCAAACATCATCCTCGTCAACGTTTCTGCAGCGGCGGCGGCGATTTCAGCAAAACCTTTCAATCAGGGATTGATCGTGGGTTCGTCTTCCCATATTCCTTCCTATGGAGCAAATCCGCGCTTGCGGCAGTATCCCTCTGCTCTAGCCATGCTTGCGGATAGCTTCTCGAATACCGACCCGGAGTATATCGCGGCAGGACTGTACTTCGAGCGAGAGGAGCCTCCGCAATTTGTCTGGATTGGCCGCCAAGACTTGACTGCGATTTATACCGCCAGTCCCGCTTCCGGACATGCTGGCACGGGATACGCCGCGAACGACACGGTTACGCTAATACAAGGCGGGGCATCGGAGGGTATTCTCACCGTCTTGACCGTTGACGCTAACGGAGCGGTCCTTACACTCGGCACAACGATTGGAAATCAAGGCACTGGCTACACCGTCGTCTCTGCTCTCAGCACCACCACCAACGGCGGAGGCAGCGGACTCGAGGTGGACATCACTGTGGTCGGTGAGACGCTCGCGCAAGCGGTCGAAGCGTGTGCCTTTGCCAATCAGCAATGGTATGGCTTTATGTGTTGTGGCGCGACGGGCTCTGATCACTTGGCTCTAGCCGCTCTGTCCTCGGCGAACTGGCAAAATATGTTCTATTTCGGATCTACCCCCGATGACGCCGTATTAGCCGGAAGCGCCGGGAACATTGCTCTGCAAATGAAAGCACTGGCCGGACGAGCCTTGCTGAGCTACAACACGACGCAGGGCGGTCTGTATCCGAATAACATCTATGCTGCCGCCGCCATTCTCGGACTCGCCATGGGCTTGAATACGGGAGTGGCGGCCAGCGCGTTCACATTGAATCTGAAACCTCTGATCGGAGTTGCTCCCGAGCCATTGACCCAAACACAATACAACACACTCATTGGCGAGAATTGCAATACGTGTGTTTCCTTCGGCGCATGGGTCGCCTACTTCGTGTCCGGGGTTCTGGGCAGCGGCGAGTTCTTCGACCAGATTCTTTATCGCGCCATGTTCGTGAATCAGATCCAAACGAATCTGATGAACTTGATCACCAGTCTCCCCAAGGTTCCGCAAACCGATGCCGGCGAGCATTTGCTCTTGAACCAGGTGGATGCTGCGTGCGCCTTCATGCTACTGCTCGGTTATCTCGGTCGTGGCGTCTGGACCGGACCAACGGTGCTGAATTTGCAGAATGGCCAGGCGCTGCCGCAAGGCTATTTGAACCAGGCGCAGTCCTACGCCTTCCAGTCCTCCGGGGATCGGGCGGCGCGCAAGGCCATGCCCATCTATTCCTGCATCCTCGAAGCCGGAGCGGTGCACAGCGTGCAGGTCCAGGTTTACACGGAGCTGTAATCATGGGCAGTAGAACGTTGATTCCGAGCACACAGGACGTTGCGAACTCTGTGTGCGGGAAGCAAGGACATCAAATCGCAGTTTTAGCGTATCCCGCGAGCGTGAAAGACGTTGGCGGATACGAGCAGGAAACGCCGAGTGGCTATGTCGAACGCTGTACCGCGTGCGGCGCGACACTCGAAGAGATTCGGAAAGGTTTCATAGGAGAATAATCATGCCGCCAGTTAA